GTTACTTGAATGTCGGCTGGTTCACTATCCCAACCCACAGTAATCTGGCCTACAAATCTGTTTGGGTCTGGTGGAATACTAATTCGGCAAGTGTAGGCAACCCCCTTGGCGATGTACCACAAACCCATCTCGGACTGCGCTGAACGGTATTCTCCGCAAGGTATCTCACTAGCCATCAGCTTAACCACATCTGCATTGTTGGCTGCGTTCTGGGTAAACAGGCCCACATCTAGCCCGTCATTGGTTTTGTCTCGGCCTTCTTTGGTGTAAGCGCGGTACAGCACTCGGGTTCCAAACATGGGGTTCACTTTGAACACAGCAACAATGGTGGCGTTAGTGGTTTTAAACAAGTGGGCGGCGGCATCTTCCACCCTGTCCTCGACAATGCTCGGCATCTTCTTGGACTCTTTGTATGCGCCCATCAGCAGTTCTTGGTTCTGCCAAACAAAGTATCCAGAGAACGCAAACACTGCCATGAGTATCAGCGCGAACAGTTTAAACGGGCTATCCACATAGAACAGCACCTTGCTTAGTACATCTGCTGGCTTTTCGTCACTCATCCTAGTCCAATCATTCCAAGTAGTTTATTCACAATCTTGTCCGACAAGTTATCAGGCAGGAACTGTAAAAACCCAAGTACCCACCATGCAATGCACAACCGCACAAAGACTTTAAGGAAAAGGTCAAATTGCTTTTGGTACTCATTCACCGCCCACACCTTGATCTAGCACACAGATCAGAGACTTCATTGATACCCCAACCAACAGCACCAATAAACATCACAATAATAACAATGGCAGCCGCCCATTGCATCTGTTCGGCTTCAGCCTCTTTGCGCCTTTTTTCTTCAGCGTGTAAGGCCGCCATCTCTTTGGCATCATCCCTGTCCATTTCAGCTTGACGGGCTTTGGTTGCATTCCACACGTCTATGCGCCCAGATTGCATAAAAAGCATCTTTAACTGTTCTTCAAACCGCTTGGCTTCATCCAAAGCCATCTCAATTTGTAACGCTGCACCAAGGTTAGACTTACCGCCTGTACGCTTGGCATGAAGCATGGCTTTCGTAGCGGTGCTCTTTGCATCAAAAAGCTTGGCTATTGACGGCGTTAGACCTGCCAGATCACTAGCGACTTTGCTCGCTTTTTTAACGACACTGATTGCAGTTTGCAACCCTTCTAGCGCCGTGATCGGATCAATCATTTCCGTACAACCTTTTCCCACTGTAGGCAAACAACTTTGCGGTTATAAACATCACCCGTCCACGCCCACCGCACACAGCGGTACTCAGTCTTCCTGTCTTGGCTGGCGGCTCCCGGTAGAAACACCAAAAAGAGCATCAATAGCCAACGCATACGTCATGACCATATCCAAATTATTGTGTACGTGCCCCAGACAATGAAGGCCACGATAACTCCACCAATAATAAACGCTTCTGGCCAATCTTGCATTATTGAATTACCACAGTATCAGTGTCGTCAAAGAATAGCATCGTGCCTGTGCATGCCATGTTCCAGTCAGGCCCATCGGCTTCGCTCCAAGACGGCACTTGAATACAAACGTGTTTTGCTAAAACTTCACGCCCGTTCTCAAACACTCGCCATACATGTTCTTCTGAACCTCGACCCGGTTGCCCACGGCTTTTGTTAAACCGGATCAAGTATTTGTTCATGCAGGTTTAGCAGGCCACACAATACTTGTAGGAAAACCTGCTTGCAAACGAATATCACGTAAAGCACGGCGGTACTCAATCCACAGTGCTTTATCGCCAGAAGTCATGGGCACATCAGGAAGCATAGACCAATCAGATGCGGCCAAAAGACCTTTGGCTCGCTCCCATTCAATTTCAGCGGCTGAAGAAGGCACAGGGTCTGCTGGGCCGTCACCCACAACAAACCAACCTTGATCTACATAATCATTGCCAAGCCAAGATAAATCCCCAAGGCGGTCTTGGATGCCGGACATGCCGAAGATAGACCCCCAGTTTTCAGGAAGTTTTTGCGGCTCGTTTAGTGTTTCGCCGGTCGACAGTTTTTTTAGTTGCCACAACATCATCGTTGCTCCTATTTAATTTCATACCCGGTTGTTGTTCGGGCGGGGGTAAACTTGCACCTACATTATCTGCTGTTGGGACTTCCCCTGCAAATGGTGGATGCCCTTGCAAATGAAGTTTTTCTTCTTCCGTCACTTTCCAGCCACGCCAGCTTGAAAAATCTTCGCGTGGCTTGATTGCTATATGGCATCCAACGTTAGCGGCAAGTTGGTGGATAAGTTCAATGGCTTCCACGGGTTGCAACAAACACCACAGTGCCTCGCCCGCATCACCGCGCATTGAAATTTCCGTAGTCCCACCAAAAGCTGTGCCCACCGTTACCGACCTAGAACGCGACATGTTGCTTTTTAAAGAACGCAGTCGTTGCTCGGCGTCAAGGAGCTCTTGTTCCAGCTTTATTTGTTCGAGCCTTTGTTTAACTAGATTCTTATCCATTACTGTGGGTTCCAAGAAATAGTAACTTGCCCTCCGGGGCTTGCAACAGAAATGGGGAACGGACTACCGGGTGGAACGCTAATGCAGTTTACAGTTGTGGGGTTTGCTGCAGAACCTGCATTACCACTAGCGCCGGAATTGCCTGCACCCCCTGCGTTTCCTAGAGAGCCACCACCGCCACCACCGCCACCACCGGCAGAACCTCTAGTAACACACAAAAACTTTGCACCAGATCCACCACCACCACCTCCTCGTGGATTGCAAGCAGAGGAATCTTGCCCGGCATTACCGGTATTTCCACCTTCAGGCGTAACACCACCGTTACCGCCTCCGGGAGAACCCCCCGGCTGCCCAGTAGAACTATTACACGTTCCCGCACCGCCACCGCCTGCTGCCCCCTTGAACCACGGTTGTGGGTTAGGAAATGGGCCAGAGCCGGGATATCTAAACCCGGGGAAACCATTAGTAGAGCCAGTTCCTCCGGAACCGACGTTGCCAAAGCTTGGAGAGACTATAGGGCTATTACCGCCCGAGCCTACATTACCGCCGCCGCCGCCATTTCCACCAGAACCGCCATTACCAGCCGCCCCACCATTACCGCCCGCACCGCCATTACCAGCAGCACCTCCGGGAAATGTTTGTGAAAGCCCAGTAGAAGCCGTGCCCGCTGAACCGGGGCTGCCGCTAGAACCCGGATTTCCAGCAGTGCCAGCAGTACCAGAACTGCCTGTACTACCGGGGTTTCCGGGCCCTGCCTGTCCGTTTGGAGGAAATGGGCCTGAAGTGCCTCCATTAGCCTGAGTAGGGGCAGGGCCCCCACCCTTACCACCTGCACCACCCGTCCTACTAGTGTACATAAAATTATAGCCAGAGCACTCGCACCCGCCAACGTTTATGCAAGTAAATCCCCCGCCAGCACCAGCGCCCCCACCTCGTCCAGCATTTCCTGAGCCCGGTGCGGGGTTTCCGGCGTTTCCGGGATTACCCGCGTTTCCTACAGCGCCTTTGCCAACAATACTTACCCGTGTAATACCAACAGGAACGGTAAAAGTTCCGGGTGAGTTAAATGTTTGGTTCCCACCGGGGGTAAGAACGCCCCCGAACATTGTTACTTTAGGTGTTCCCGCAGCCATAATTACCCCTCCAGTGCGCAAGGTAGGCCAAGTGCGGCCCTTTTATCAAAACGATGCGCAGCATTTGCGCCGTGTTTATCAACATAATGTAGCATAAACTGAACATTTAGTTGGTCTTTTTGGAGTGGTTCGCGCCAGTGCCGAACCTCACACCCTTTATATACCACCGCATCCCCCGAAGCAAGTATGTAATGCTCAACAGGGTTATCTTTGTACTGCATGTAAATAGGGGACGCTGCCCCTTTGTGCGCAACGTTTACCGTGACACTGTACTCACAGGCGGGTCTGTCTATGTGTGACTTTAGCTCTTCTCCGGGCTGATAAATTCGTGCGTATGAATATGTTGGGAACAGCTCTTTCCCAACTGTCTCTTCAACTAGAGTCTTGCTTGTCTTTAACACTACTTCTATAAGTGGATCCGCGTAATAAAAAAACTTTGTGATCCCAGATTCTGTGTTTTTTTCAACGGTTTCTTTCCATTCCCCAAAAGTAATTTTATTTTCAAAATACTGAGAAATTGTTGCAACAGTTGTTGGGTCAAGAAAACCTTTGATAAGTACACAGCCCGATTGTTCAATTTTTTTAACGTCAATCATAATAGAACCACCCTGTAACGATATATTTATGCGTCTCGCCTAACACCGGATTACCACGGTGAACGTGCGTATAAGCAGCGGGCCAAATAACCATCATGTTTTCAGTTGGGTTAAAGCGTTTTTTCTGATACAAAAATTCTGTTTCCGCCCCGTCTTCTGGGGCCAAACTATTTAAGTACAACATGTAAACAACAACTCGCTTTGCGTGATCCCCGGGGCCTTGTTCACCGTGCCAAACATGATACCCGCCGCCGGGCCCAGTGCGCTGCATTTTCATCACAGTTGCTCTAATGTTTCCACTATTGCGCAAAGTAGAGTATTTATCTGTGTAGTCGTCGTAACAACGCTGCAACCCCTCAAAAAACAGATCACAAGCGTTGTGCTCGCTAAACGGTAAAACGTTGTGGTTTTTTAGCTCAATACTAATTTGATGATCGTCTTTGCTATGCTTAAGCGCATTTTCTGAACGTTGTCTGTTTGAGCCTGCGCCGCCTTGTTCTAAGCGAGCAAACTCAGAAATAAGATGTTGGCAGTACCCTTCGGGGTACACGTCTTTGTACAGCGCAATGTGTTCAATGTATTCTTTGTTCATCTGAATGCTGGCCCCGATACCCATGCTACTAATGATTGACGGCTACCCTGCGTTACAGGGGTGACTTGATGCAAAACATACGAAGGGAATACGGCAATAAAGCCGCGTTGCTTGCGCACCGTTTGAGGTTGTCCACTTGTCATTACTTGAAGGTTGCCCCCTTCGTATTCACTAGGATCGGCTAACTGCACAACTAAAGACAGTTTTCTGCTTATTCCGCCACCGTAGTCCTGATGCCAACCATACATGCCATTTTCAGATTGGTTGTAGTTTGTGAGTTGCAGCTCTTCACCAAATCCAGTAAGGTCAAAGTTGTAATACTGAGCATTGAGCGACGAAGCCACCTGCGCAAGTTTCTCAAACACCCACGCGGTTTCTTGTGTCTTCTGTAACCAAGATACTTGAGAACGCCTAACCATTTTGTCAACGCCCCCAGTTTCCGCTGCGCCACCTACTTGGGCATCTATCTCCGCATTTCTAGCTTTAGTTTGCAACCAATTAAGTTCTTGGTCTGTAAATGCGCCTTCCCACCAAACCCATGACTCTAGCGGCTTTGCATACGGTGTCAGCAAGTGCTGCATGTTTTATCCCTGTGTGAAACAATAAAGTGTATAGATTTTGTTAGAGCTTGTGAATTATTCTGTACTAACTGATGCTGCATCCAAGAGTTTGACATCAAAATAGTGCCGGGCTTGACGCTGTTAAAATGAACTGACGAAGAAGCATTTGTAAGCTCAGTGCCTTGAACGTAATCCAACTCGACCATCTGTTTGTTCATGCGCGGCTCGTGATACACGGGGTATGCACCGCCCTCTGGCGTTTCTAAAAAGAACCATCCACAAATTTGGCTATGTTTGTGCACATGTACATTTGTGCCGCCATTGCACTTAACATCCTGTCCCCACAACCCGGACACGTACAGTTCGTACTTGTCCATGTCATACCCTTGCTCGCGCAGAATGGTGTCCGAAGCTAAGATCAAATAGTCAACCAGAAATTTTAAATCCGGATCGTTGGCCATGTGCGCCGTTTGATCCATCATGTCGCTGGAGGCTGCTTGATCGTAGTACTTCTGAACAACCTGACGAGTGTATCCAACCCAGTCAGGGTACTCTTCGCGGTAAACGCTACTAGGGAAGTAGTCGTACCTGTCCATCAGGCATCAATGTAAGCAACCAATGTTTGGGCAAAAGCAGTAATGTCAGCAGCAGCCACATCACGGGAGTCCACAGCTTTGCTGCGTGCATTTTCAATCAACACTTCTTTGGCCAAACGAACCGCTTCCAGCTTTGCTTGTTTAGCTTGTAGTGCCATTTGATTGGCGTGGCGAGTAGCATCAATCGCATCAGAGATGTCAACTTGTGCTTGCTGTTCAGTAGTTAAAGCCATTTTATGCTCCTAGTTAAGTTGTCATGTTCTTCATGGCAATATTGCCATAATATGTCGTCCCGCCGTCGGGCGTGAAGAAGACCCATATATCAATCGCACTTGCGGTTGTTGTCCGTGAAAGCGATGCCGCGCCGCCGGGGAATTTAATTGTTGCGCCTGAACCAACAAAAGTTACTGTGAAGGGGCCTCCAGCGCCGTTTGTCAAGATTAGTGTAAACGAAGATGCACCCGTTGCCACTGGAAAACGTAAAGTAATTGTGGACGTTTGATCCAGTGTTGCAGTAAAAACACCGCCACTTGTGACATCTAAGTTTTTAGCCGCGCCTGTATTGCCCAAAGCAGTAACCGTGTCGGCGTAGCCAATTGCTTTGATGTAGTTGCCTGATGTTACAGCAGCAGAAATAGCCAACAAGTTTGTAGAGGAAGGGGCAGCACCTGCGCCTCCACCAACCACTACATTGTTTGCAGCCAAAGCACCGGATGAAGCCAAAACGCCTGTATCTGTGTAAGCCAAAACGCCACCAGATGTACCAGCAGTTAGGTTTGTACCACCGTTTGCAACGGCCAACGTACCCGCAACAGTAACTGCGCCAGATGTAGCGGTTGAAGGTGTTAGACCTGTAGAACCAAAGCTGATTGTGGATACGCCGTCAGCCGTGCTAGACGCAACTTTGACATAGTCAGTGCCGTTGTAATAAACCGTGCACTTCTCGCTAGCAATAATTGAAACGCCTGTTTGTCCAGCGGCTTTAAACGTGACTACGTTTCCGCCAGCGTTGTCAACTACATACGTCTTACTGTAACTTGGGCCAGTAACCGTCTTATCTACAGAAGTGCCGGAAATCTTCACAACCGCAAATTGAGCTGTTACTGTTCCGGCCCCTGCCAACGTAGAGGTGATGTTTGTTACGCTTGCGTTGCCCGTGGTATTAGCCAAAGTAACTGCGCCATCACCTGTTAGAGTCAAAGTACCCGCTACAGCAATATTGACGTATTCAGTAATACCGTTGTTGACGACATTACCCCACGTACCCGTGAGGTCGCCCTGTGTTGGGGTTACTAGCCCTAGTTGTGCTGTTTCGGCTGCCATTTAAGTGCTCCTAGTTCGTTGCAACGGCAGTCCAGCTAGCCGTTTGCGTGTTGCTGATATTTTGCCAGTTTGCGTCTTGCGTGTCATCAATTATTTCCCAGAAAGGCCGTGCTGTGATTGAATCTGTGCCCGTTGCCAACTCATTAATGGAAGCTATAAACGCCGCCGCTGCCGCTAAAGTGTCTGCGCTTACCGCGTTCTCTTGTATTGTTGAAACAAACGTGACCTTTGCGTTGTTTGTTTCTGACCCCATAGCGGCTTCTGTGATTGTCGCATTAACTACAACTACCGCCGTTACTGCATCTGTGCCTGTCGCTGTTTCCTGCACATCTCCAAAATATACAAGACTTCCGGCTATATTATCTGTTCCGGTTGCTGTTTCGGTTACCGCACTTGCAAACCCTGCGTTAGCCAAAATAACATCTGTGCCCGTTGCTGTCTCACTTACTGCGGGACTTAAAATCCGTGTAGCCGTTACAGAATCGGTGCCCGTAGCTGTTTCTGTAATATTAGAAACAAACGCTATACCCGCTGTTACAACATCTGTGCCCGTTGCTGTTTCGCTTACTGTTGGATTAAGCGTTAAAGTAGAATCCACCGCATCAGTAGCGGTGGCCAACTCACCAATTCCGCCCCACGAGTTGTAACCCCATGCGCTCTCGCCCCAGCCCGTGCCAGCTACCGCTGCATCATATACTTCACCACCTACTGTTGCATCTGTGCCCGTAGCAGTTTCAGTAATTACCGCATCTACAGCTAAAACCGAAGAAACTGCGTCTGTCCCTGTACTTGCCTCTGTTACCGTTGTAGCATACAACGGCCCCGCTTCGGTAGCATCTGTGCCTGTTGACGTTTCCGTTATGTCTGAGGTAAATATCTTACCCGCCGCAATTACATCCGATCCAGTAGCTGTCTCGCTGACAGAAACTACAACACCGTTTGACCCCGTTATAACGTCTGTTCCTGTGGATGATTCTAAAACAGATGCCACATAAATGGGTACAGAACTAATTGCATCTGTACCTGTAGCTGTCTCGCTAACAGAAACTCCAACACCGTTTGACCCCGTTATACCGTCTGTTCCCGTTGCACTTTCAGTAACCGAGGAGCTCAATGTAAGTAATGAATCAGCGGCATCTGATCCTGTACCTGTCTCACTGACCGAGGGGGTTACACTTAATGCAGAAACAACCGCGTCTGTGCCGGTGGAGGCTTCGTCTACAGAGCTAGTGAAGGCGGTAAAACCGCCCCAACCGCTGTCACCCCATGCGCCGGAACCCCACCCGGCCATATTAAGCCGCCAAGCTGAATGTGTAAGTCACAGACAAAGTATCACTGTTCACCACAGAACGGTCACCGGGTGAACCAAAGTCAGCGGCAGAGAACAAAGTACCTGTTGTACCACCCTTAGTATCATTGCTTGTTAAAAACGCGCCGCCCACAGTTGTTGTGCCGTTAATGTTAAACACGGCTGGTGAAGCTGAGTTAGTCACCACGGATGGGTTAGCAGTTGTAGCTGTTACAAAAGTAGCAGTCACACGGGTTCCGTTGCTGTAAGCAGTAACTTCTGTCCAGCCAGCATGGGAAGCCATTGTGTCGCCAGCCGCTGGGTCATTAGAAGCCGCAGCACCATACAGACCAAGATACCAAGTGGTAATCTGGGAAACTGAAGTTAAAGCAGAACCCGCCATGTATGCTAGACCCGCGTTAACCACCAAGTTTTTAGACTCAGCAGTCCACTTCAAATTACCGTCTTTGTCGTGGCATTTGATTTCAAATAAACCGGTCGCCTTTGCGTCCTCACCGGTTTTAGTGTTGCAAGACAGGCCACCAGAAACTACGTCGGTGGCTTTGGTTTTTTCAATAGTCATGATGACTCCTTAGTTAGAACTACGAATGAGAGCCGCCGTAGCGGTATTTGCTGGCATGGTGATTGTAAATGTACCAACGGATGTTTTGTCAGACCCAAAGTCCAACACAGCTATGGATTTGTTGCCTTGAGTAGAGTTGTAAATCAACGCACATCTTGCGGTGATTGCGCCTGTCCAAGAGATGTTTGGGAAGCCAACATAAGCCGTGTATCCAGAAGTGTTAACTGTAATAGGTGTTAACTGTGCCCCACCAAGCGCGTATGTGCCTGTTGCTGGCACTTCATCAGTTGAACTGTATACGGTTGTGTCTTCGTTCAGATTAGCGTTAGCCGTGTACAAAGCTATCTTGATAACGTCAGTCGTCAGGTCATGAATACCTTGGTACAACTGCGCCTTAAAACTGGTGGTTTGAGTCTGGATAATTGACATATCAAGTTACCTTCTGACGGAACTGACCAGAACGGTAAGCGTCTTGACGCTCCATACCATCACCCAGACGTTTAGCCAATGCAAGCGCTTCCATGAACTTCTGGTTATACAACTGCATCATGTCGGTTTCACCCTTCATGTAGGTGTAAGCCTCAACCAAAGATGCGTACAAAAGCACGGGGTCAAAGTTATCGCCTAGCCAAGACGTACCGCCTGCGTTAGTCACAGAAGCAACAGGAACGGAAAAACCAGAACCTGTCCCACCAATATTGGCTGCTGCGGCAGACAGTGTATTTGCGACTCCATATTGCAGGCCACCATCTGTAATAGTTACGGCTGTTACTGCGCCGCCTGAAACAGTAATAGTAGCCAATGCCCCGCTTCCAGTACCGCCAGTCAAAGGCACATCAAAGTATGTACCCGCTGTGTATGCGCTACCGCCCGTAATAGTTCCTAATGTAGCCACAGGGCTTTGAACAATTGAAGGTGGGTAGAAGAAATAGTGCAGTTCCGCCCCGTATGCGGCATCTGGCGTTGGGCCAAGAATAAAAGTTAGCTCAGCCGGATTGTCTGAACGTGGGCCAAACAAAGCATAGTACCTAGGAAGCCCTGTGTCTGTGGGCTGTGGGTACGCTTGCCGGATAAAGTTAACGTCTTTGTTTAACAAGTACTCGTACTCACCACTGGCGCTAATAATGGCCAATGAATACACCGCTAAGAAATCCGTGGGGCACTGCAAATACTTGTTGTTTGTTGTAGTTGCGCCTGTCACATTACTGCGCAAAGACGGAAACTGTACCGAGTTGAATATACGCTCTTCAGCTTGCTGAACGAACACGGGGATATTAGCCACGAAATCTGCTTCCGTGTTCTCCGTGTACGCTTGGATCGCGTTGCTGAGTTGCGTGTAATTCATGCCATTGGGCCTCGTGCCATAGTGCCCTTGGTCGCCGCGCCGTTACCACGAGTGACGATACCGGATGTCTTGGTGGTTTCGTTACCAGCAGCCTTGCTGATGTTGCCAATAGACATGTTAACGGTGTCAGCTTTACTGCGGTTTGGGGGAATGCCGGGGTTTGTCGATGCAACAACAGGCGCACCACTCATGGTGTGGGGCTTGGCGTACGCAGAAGCAGGTAGATTGTTAATCTTGGCCATGTTATTTCCCTTGATTCTTAACTTTGGCCATACCGCGGCCATACTGAAGCATCATCTCATTGGTCTTACCGCCCTTGGCAAGCTTTGTAGGCTTTTTGCCGGGGTGCATGTTTTTCTCGTGCTTGCCGACAGCAGACTTAATCATCTTCTTGTCTTGGGCTAAATCTTTCTTGTCCATATTAGACTCCTATGTAACGGTTACTGTAACTGTACCAACAAATGTCGTTGCCACCAAGTAGTTTGGCGTCAAAGCGACATCAAAATTACTCGACCCACCAACGGGGTTCCACCCC